TTTATGGTAACCGTCAGGCAACTTTGCGTCTTTTTATCTCTCCCATGACGCTTTCTGGCTTAACTAGCTCCTCGTCTTCCTTCGGATAGAAATAAAATGCTCCTATTCTGGGGAGCATCCGATCATAAAGCCTTATTTTCGCTGCCGTTCTATCCTTGGATATAATCCCAGTCAGAAGCGGTATTTGAAGCTGATCGGATAAGGCCTTCATCCAAGTCACGCAGGCGATAGCGTGACGTGATTTGCGACATTCGGGGTCTACATAAACCAGAAGTTCCTCAAGGTGGTATTCGCTGGAATACCAAAACTGGGCTATCAGCACGAAAACCACGGCTTCCAGCTTGCCGGGAGGGCCGATAACCCCGATCTGGGCTCTGGGGCCGGTATCCCAGTTTGGTATTCGTTCCGGATGGATCGCCCTATCCATAAAGTTAGTGACCTTCTGGGGGTCGATTTCAAATAGTCCATTCTCCCGATGGAGTTGCAGGAACATCCTCCAGATTTCAGGGGCATCCTGAGGTATAGCTTTGCGGATAGTGGATGGCGTGGTCGTCATGAGGTTTTTGCCATCTCCAGCGCTTGCTTAAATATCGTTGTCTCTTCCTTAAGAGCCTGCTCTGCCGAAAGATCAGGACGCGCAATTCTCGCGTTGGGAAGATTGATTGAGAATGGCGTACTGTTCCCGGGCCGTTCAACCGCGAATAAGTCCGGATGGTCCGGAAAAGGCGGCATAACCTTTAGTTCAGGCGCGAACTTGGCTGCGATGGCGAGAGCTTCGTCGTATGTCATTGGCGGCCTTTCTGACCGGTCTGAGTTCTTTGAATTCACCGCACTGACGCTCTACGGCGCCGACGATTGGATAGGCGGACCCTCCGCTGGAGACTGTGGGAGGATAGCGAAAACAGTGTCCGACTTGGACGGCCTTACCATTGCCGTTCTTACCCTCACCTAGCTCCATATAGTGATAACACTGACAGCAGGTTTTCATTTACTTCCCTTTGGCGGCTTCAACCCTTTGAGGGTGGTAATATGTTTGGACCTAACATGCTTCACGAAGGCATCAAGGATTTTATGGCCAAGCGTGATATCGCCGTGGCCTAACTGGGCTACGGTATCAGGATGCAGCACATACTCCCCGCCAGCCGCGACGATGGGGGTAACCTTCCCAACATTGCCACCCTTGGCAAAATGCATCTTCATATGCATCGTGCCCATCTTTGCCAGCGAACTCTGCCTTGCTCCCATCCGTGGCCCTGAGGATTTGTTCAGGTTCATCCCGTAAGGACCCTTGGTGAACATCTTGTCCAAGATGCTGCCGCCAGCGACGGAGTTGCCCTGCCCGATGGCGCCGGGGATATCCGCTGGAATAATGTAACTGCCGGACGGCACGTTCATGTTGATCTTGTCCGTGCGGCCCGGGACAGAGGACTGGATCATGCCCTGTCTGGCAAGTCCGAAGGCAGCAGCGCGCTCCGGATTAAAATTATTAATCCTGCCGCCGCTGGCCCGTTTAATACCAAGAGAGGCCCGCGCTTCTGGAATAAGACTTTCTCGCACGTCCTGTGGCAATTGCACGCCCCTTCCTACGCCTTCGGTATATTCGGGCTTAGTCAAATAACGGAAGCTCTTGGCCCTTCGGTTCATGACGTTCTCGGCCTCCTGCTCTCCCGAGCGCCTGCGGTAGTTGTCAAAGGCTACCGCTCGCTCAGTCGTGGGAATTCCTAGTTGTATCCCCAACTGCGCCCGATGGATGCTCTCGGCGCTTGGCTCTGCGTGACCAAGAGATTTATAGAATTCATGGCTCCCCGTCTCCAACATTGGATTTGAGCCTTGAGAAAATCCCTCCTTATTCTGAATGGCATGCTGTATTTCGTGCAGCACGGGGCCAACAGAAGCTTTCAGGTTTGCCTGAGTGGGGTGACCTCCTAATTCGATCTTGTTGGTTTCAGGATACATTCTGCCATCCCCGACCGGGATATCCTTATTGAAGGAGATGGGCGGGATATCGTAAATCTTGTGAAGGTCTCCCGCTGGGTGCTGAAGCAAAAAATTGTCCGTACCGGGGAGTGGTACCAGCTTGGCACCAATATCGGGGATTTCCTTTCTGGGCATCCCTTCTGCGCCGCGCGACCAGCCTGAAGCATTCCAGACATCTTGATCCGCAGGGTTGCCGCTGGCTTGGCGCATCTCCAAGGTGCTTCTGGCTTGGGCGTCACGCAAATCCTGCGCCCCACCTTTGTAGATATCTCTTAGCGCGGGATGAATATTGTTGGCCCTCTCAGCTATATCCTGCGCCACAACGGGGTGGACGGTGGGTGGCAATCCAGCCGCACGTTGTTCAGCACGCAACATATGGGCGCCATAGGGCCCGACAAAGACGCCAGCCGTCCCAGCCGTTGGCCTGACGCCGGAATTGCCCATGGCCTGCATCGCCGTCTCACCAGCGGTATTATAAAGCTCTTGGTTAGGCTGCGGCGCATAGGGATTATCGGTGTAGTCCTCCCGGCGTAAGCCCGGGGTAGCCTCCCCCGCGCTTTCAACCAAGCGCTGGGGAAGAGAAAATGCTTGGCCAAGTTTCTCTCTAACCAATGGGTTAGCGTAGGTCTCAGGCATCATGGCGGCCTGATCTGCGTCATCCAGCGCGCCACCTTCGGCATATTTCGGAGGCGGGTTTACGGGAAGCCGAGTCCAACTCTCTGGGATTTGCGTCGTCATCGGCTGGATGGATCGCGGCAGGGTACCGCCGTAGGATGTGTCATCCTTGCCATCGCCCTCGACGCTGCCGCCACGGGCCTTCCGGTAATGTTTGGTGGCACGCAGGGCTTTGGACTTCTTATCCATGCCCTTGCCGTACTTGTGGCCAGCATCAGCGGCGTGGAATTCCTTGGCCACCTTCACGGGGATATCCAGTCCGCTGGGGCGCCATCCATGCGCTATCGCGCTCATGGTTTTAGCCTGCTTTACGCTATGTGATGGCATGGCCTGTTCCAGTTCAGGAGCTAGGAAACGTGGATTGTAGCGTTTTCGTCACGTTATTGATAGCCACCACTCCCTGCTGGAGGGAGGTAATGATCGAGCCTATGATCCCAGACTGGGACTGCTGCTGGCTGCTGCTGCTGTTGTCCGCCATTATGCATCCCTGCCGCGTGTATCGGTCCAGCCCTTGGTGATGATATAATAGTTTCCGCCAGCGGCATCTCCACGGACACGAATTTGCCCGGCTGTATTGGTTCTGATCGAGAATGGAGCCATCATAAGCTGACCGGGATTAAGCGCAGAGTCGAAGTTAGTGACAGAGGCCGCAGCCGATGTAACATCAGGGCACGTCAATACCGAATAGACGTTTGGGGCTACGTAGTTAATATAGTAGGTAAAAGAGGCGTATACTTGAATACCAGTAGGTACTGATAGGGTCACTAGGGCACCAGCCGCTTGTACTGTAGCCGCAGCCGCGTCTTGCCTAGTCACATCCCACAGAAAATTATCTCCCAACTGGTGAAAAAATTGCCAATGCGAAGAGACATCAGTGGCCATCGCTCCTATTCTTCGGAAGAGGGTATAATTTGTCGGGAGTGTCGGGGTTGTCGGTGAAAGCGAAATAAGGATATCCACCACGCCGGTATCCAGTCTTGTGATGAGGAAGACGTGATACCAACCATTAGTAGTAATCGAACCGGTATCGAGCGATCCATTTCCGGTTCCGACTGCCCATGCTGCCGTTGTCTTGCTGATCGAGGCAGCTAGGTTAATAAATCTGACGTTGGTGCTATCCGTGGCTGACCCCGCCGCTACCGCAAATGTTGCGGACCCTCCCGCCGTCGATAATGTTAGTCCACCCAAGACCCCGCGCGGAAACTGCAAGGCGGTAATCTTGGCGGTGTTGGCTGCGATGTTGGTAGCGTCGGTAGTTAGTTGACCAGAGATATTCAGCAGCGAGCCAGCCATCTGCTTGCTGAAGTTATTGAACGCAACAACGCCATTCTGGATGACGCTAAGTACATCTGTAAGGGAGGCCATTAGCGCCTCCCGTCTACCGCGAAGCGATAGCGAATGCGGCCAATCCTCCAGAAGGAGTCCAGATCGGCGCCTTCCACCTTAAGAGACATAAGCCTGCCACGGATGCGGGTGTTGATAAATTCCGTGCCTTGGCTGAACGTATAGGGTCCGTATTGACGGGGCGTGTCGCCGGGATAATCAACGGCAAAGAAGGTTAGGGTCAGGCTGGCAGTTGTGGACTCATGGGCAAAATCATTCCATGTCATGTCCGGCATGATCCAGTCCACAAAAGCAAGCTCGTTGCCATCGCTGATGGACCAGTAGCCGGTTTGGAATGAGCTATCCATGGCCACTGTACCAGCGTTAAAGCCGGTATCGTGCTGCCAGATAACTCCACCTAGATCAGCCGCAATTGGATTACCGAGAACAGTCACATCGATCCAAGCTGAGCGACCAAGGACGCCGTAGTCCCACTCGCCCTCCGTTACGTTCAGCTTGGCGTAAAGCGTGTTCTGTCCCAGACCACCAAACGCCGGGAAGAACCAAGCGATCTCGTTAAACAGACTGTTGACGGCGCATGTTACTCTGTTGATGTGCTGCTGATCGATGTTCTGGAAGATAAAATTCCATACCGGACAAGGGAGCGGCCTTACGCCACCAACGCCAAGTTCAAATAGATTATTCGGTCCCATCCAATAGACGTTCCCGTTCAGAACGCCCATGGCATGGGGGCCGACCAGACCACAGCCAGAACCAACGAGGTTGAAGCCAAACACGATAGGTTGGCCAACGTTCTGCATCACGTAACAATCAATGTCTGTCCAGATAATGCCTTGTTGCGCGGACTGGATACCGCCCCTGATGATGGAGCCGGTAGAGATATGAAACGATCCAGCCCATGTCTGAGAGTTGACCACCCAGTTATTGTAATTCAGCGCATCGGACCAGCGCACGACCAGAGGGTCATGGACGCCTGTACTCTGTACAGAGCCCCACGCCACCAAGATTTGCTGGGGCTGGGAAACGAAGATGCCGCCATTGAAGAATGGGGCGTTAGGCACGATAGCGGCATTGAAAAGACCGCTATTAGCAGACCAAGAATAGATGGGTCCTCCAGTGGGACACGCCAAAAGCGTCTCACCCCAGTTGGCCATGGTCCAGTCATTGGCCGTGATCGGCGTACCTGTACCTGCGGGAGCCGCCGCGCCAGTACCATAACCGCCTGAGCCATAGCCACCACCGCCATAACCCAGCGTCAATGGAGGGCCGAGCGCATAGAAATACTGCATTTCTGCATTGCCGCCATTCATGGTGGCAGTGGCAGCGCTGGAGCCTTGGTTGTTCGCGGCAATTGTAAAGCGCGTGGAGTCGATAACGGTCTGGACCACATAAGGTCCCTGTATGGTGAGGCCACCTACAGAGGTAGGTGCGATGAACTGCTGATCTAGGCCAAGCGTGGCCGGGAAATTATTGTTCGGAAGCGTCACGATGACCTGAGCGCTTCCGGATGAAACGGCGAAGGTTGGCAGAATGCCGCTGCTGGTGATCGTGGTACTGGCGGCTATACTGGAGAGGATGGTATAGCTGCTTGCTCCAAGCACGGAGTTAATCTGATAGGGGCCGCCGTTGATCAACAGATTACCAATCGCAACCGGCGTATTGAAATACACGGCATCAAACGTGGTAACACTGGAGCCCGCGTCTACAATCGTCACGACATTGCTGCCTGACGATATCGAGAAGTTAGGTGGATTGTCGAATAACAATGTTTGCGGCGTGATATCGGTATTGGAACCAGCGCCACCAGAGGTGATCACACTCAGAGAGTTTTGTGCTCCTACTCCCAGATAGCTGTTTCCAAGGAGACCCTGCCAGCCAAACAATTCATGGATGGTAGAGCCTATGGCAATCGGAAAATACTGCGACCAACCGCCATATTTTTGGATCATGCCTTGCTGATAACGTACAAGATTGGATTGGCTAACCCCAGCCTCGTTTTGTGAGAGCGTCATCATGGTGTTGACGCCGGGCCGCAATGTCACAGAAGTCATAGGCATAAGAGATCATACCCTCTGCACAATAGGATTGGGTATCTGAGCCTGCCAAGCCTGCGATCCATACTTCTTGCGCTGCTCTTCCATGCCAGCGGAAGCAAACAGTTTGTCATACTGGCCGCTCCAGCTTTGTGCCATCTGTGGATCATCAGCCTGTGATCCGAAATTTCTCATATATCCGGACATGAAGATCATCGATGCCGCGACGAATAGATCGGGTAATGTCTGCGTCAGGAACGTGCTGGAATTGCTGGTTGAGAGTGGTGTTGGACGCTGCGTGCCGATGATCTCAATGCTGTAGCCCTGATCTGGCACAGGTCCAAGCAAACACGTTGTAGCCGTCGCTGGCGCAAAATACTTGGGAACACCAACGGCTGTGGCATTGCTGGGATAGACTGTATCGATGAAATGCTTGGATGCGACCTCCAATGGCACCCGCGTTCCGTTGGATGAAGTCGTGCCAACCGGCGTCAGAACATAAGCCTGATCGATAACAAGGAAGGTGCCTTGTGAGGTTGGATAGGAAAAGGTCCGTTGGTTGGCCACAACGGTAGTGCTGTTATCTGTGATGTAGGTAGATAGAAAATCTCCCTCACGATAAATTCGCTGCTCCGCGTAATCGATCATGCCCGGGGCAATGGGGCCGAAGTTGGCATCGCCATTCACCAGCACATTGGACGATATCACGGTGATGGCCGCGATCTCCGAGATGTACGATGCGTAATTCAGAGCCATTTTATCCCGCCCTATATATCTGGAGTTGCGCGATAGAGGCCGAGGTGCCGTCGCCGGTCAGCGCAAACTGATGAAACAGATATCCGGTGGCCGGTGTAATCGTCACATCAAGTACCTCGCCAACCGTCCCAGCGGTGCTGCCCGTGGCCAGCGTTGTCCAGACCGGAGGGGTATTGGACCCTTGGAATTCATACACGGATGGTCCGGATGCCAGAAACTTGGCGTCATTAGGGGCCGTTACGACAAAGCGACTGACAGTTACGCCATTCGTGTTATTGGGATCGAGACCAGTCCAGTCTTTACCAACCGTATTAGTCAAGCCAGCGGTAGACGACCAAAGGGCCGCGCTGAGAAAGAACGGCTTGTTGGTATTGGAGTCAAATGCGGCGGCGATACCGGCGTTCTGGATCAGGGTGCCTATGCTGTTGCCGATGGTATCAATCGGGTTATTGTCAATCGTATATCGCTCAGGGCGTGGGTTGGCGACGGGCTCTGGATCGGCAGGAAGGATGATGACACGAAGTTGTTCCTGCGGAACGTCATAGCATTCCTCGCATACCAGAGCGTTCTGGTTCACAAGGCGATTGCCCGCCCACTCGTACTGCCAGCGCAATTCAATCTTGTTGTATAGGAAGCCGCAACTATCGCAGACGGCCCACGCTCTGGGGTCATGACGATCTGCTCTGGCCCTGCCGTGCGGACGCATTCTTAGTTCCTAAAATAGGCCGAGAGGCCCGGATTGACCATCAAGTTAACATTCTCGACATTTTGGGTTGCCGCTGTCTGCCAAGCCTCATCGGCATCCATCTTGCGCTGGCCTTCCAGTTGTGGCGCATAAAGCCGTGCTAGGCGATAAGCCAGACCAGCGGTAAAGGCATCCAACCAGAGATAGGGGATTTCGATATCCAGCGCGTTGGTGCCGTCGCTATAAGCCGCGTCTTGGACTTGTCGAACGCGATAATAGAACAGTGTATAGGGTCCATTACCGTCTGGTACCGCCCAAAGCGTGATGGTGGGCGAGATCAGGCGGTCGAACCAATAGACGGTTGGAAACGATTGAATGGTCTTGTTGGGGTAGGTGGCATATTCCGAGCGGCTGATCGGATATATGGAACGGTCTGTTTGTGGGGAGCCGTACCGCAAAAAAGCGTCCAAAATCATCACGGTTTCTGCCGGGACTGTGTAGGTCGCGGTGCCCTGCAAAAGGGGAATGGCCTGCTGATCTACCGTCCAGAGATTGGGTTGTAGATTTCCCATCTTGGCAAGAAGCAGGTTGGACTCCATTTTGGCGTCAGCCATATGCGTCTGCAAAATCTCCGTCCGGCGCACGCCAATGCGGGAGAAGGCGTTCAGGACCACCTCGCCCAAGCTGGGCGCGAAGGCATAGGTGCCGCTGGTGACTTGTGGGCTCATGGTGAAATTATCCTCAAATCACCCATGGCAGAGGGCGCTGAACTGCTGCCAACGGAGGCTATGGTCCATGTTGCGGTGCCCAAGGAGGACACGCTGGAGGACCATGTTGCCGTAAAAAAGCTGTTTTGTAGGGTCATGGTGATGGCTGTAGAGGCCGTAGTCAGGCCCGTGGGATAGGTGATATTCAGCGTGCCCCCGGATGGCACCACGGTTACCCCGTTAACGTCCAAGAACTCAGCAATGAACTGAGCGGTGTTTCCAAGGGTTATGTTGGTTGGACACATTTATGCGGCCCTCCAGTAACCCTGATAGGCGTCTTCGGCTGCCAGTTTTAATGCCTCAAATGCCTCCCTTGGGTCATCAAAATATCCACGATAACAAATCTTTCCATCCTTACATAAACAGGCGTGCCATTTTCGCTCTCTCTTGAGCCAACTAACTCCTTTGTAACCAGAGGTATTTGTAGCAAGAAGGCGACGGTTTGCCTTGTTTTGAGAAGGACTTGCCTCTCTCAAATTGGTCCATCTATCATCGCCATAAATACAGTTTTTATGATCGATTTCCTCTTTTGGCCATGATCCGGTCATGTAGAACCAAGCTAGCCGAGACCGGAGAACTCTAGCGCCGCAGAAAACGATGCAACATCGGCCATCTGGTCTGACATTACCCATCTCCGTCCCAACTCGATGGTTGCGATTAGTCTTCTTGATGCGGACAAAAACCCCCCTTTCGGGATCGTACTGAAGAACCGATAAGAGATATCCGTGGGTAAATTCCGGTATTTTAGATTTCACCTTTAAGACCTTCTTTAGCTGATGATCGCCACCCTAGCTCCCGCGACCCCGGGAACTGGTGCCCCCGAGGCCGGAACCGTGGTAGGTTCCGAGATGGAGGTGACTATACTAGGTTCTGCCACATTCTCAATGACGCCCAAAATGCCCCTATAATTCGGGTCTTTCTCAAGAATACTGACGCTGGCAGATAGCAAGCGGTTGAGCGCCGGGATAACCGGGGGAATGATCGGGGGGATGACCGGAACGGCTTGCGCGATATTGAAGCTGATGGCGGCCCAAGCCGGGCTGCCAGCGACGGTCGTGGCCGTCAAGGCATACGGCAATCCACTGGAGGGGAAGAGATTGGCTGCGGTATTATTGTCCGCAACAGGCTGTAGATTAAAGATAACGGTATCTGAAATCGCGCTAAGCCCGGCAGGTATAGGCGTCAGATAGGTAGAAACATACAGGTCACCAGCGGCACCAGACTGCGCCGCCGTCCCAATAATGCCCGTGGTGTTACCGTTAGCCGCCAAGAAATTGACACAGGCATCTCCAACTGAGGCCGTCGAGGTCCCAGTATAGGACTGGAAGCAGCATCCTATGTCGGTTGCGACGTGAATGGTGACGGTAAAAACATGAGTACCCGGGGTCGGATTGACAACACCAAAGGCAAAAACCTCCAGACCGCCGCTGGGGACCGTCTTGGAACCAATCAGCGTACAGGCTTGGTTGGTTCCTCCCGTGTCCCATGTAGCGCTTAGAATATTGCTGACATTATCATCTTGACCGACATAGAAGACGGCAAGGGTATCGCCTACGTTAACGGTAAAGGTAAAATTCTGCGTCGTCGCTAGAAAATTATAGACGGCGGTCCCAGTGGAGCTAACTAAGACCGCCATAGCTTATTCCTACGTCTGAATGCCGCCCCAGATGGATTTCACGTAGTCCGCGTCTTCGGATGCGCCCTCCAGATGGATAATGGTATGGCTTAACCTATCACGTTCGGCCTTCATCTGGGCAATGCGACCATCTAGTTCCTGCTTGCGGATGTTGATCTTCCTGCCAAACGGCGTGCTATCCCCGTAGCCATACAACTCAGGCGGCTGGGCAAGGTCGCTCTCATAGGGAACGCTTACGAGAATTCCCCGTTCGGCGGCTTTCTGCATGAAGTAATGACCACCCGGACGCTGGAGGATATATTCGTCCTTGGAGGCCATATCGACGCCGAATAAGGCCATTTCCTTGGCGCCAGCCTTGATGCCCATGGCAAGCATGTAGGCAAAGGTAGAGGTAAAGAAATACTTTCCAAACTCAGCCACTAGCTCTTGGATCGGCAAGGATACAGCATTTGGGATATATCGTTGATCCTGCATGTAAATCGGGAAAGTTTGCTGTTTGAGCCATTCTATATATGGCTTGCCGTAGGCGATGCATTCCGGAAACAGCAGGTTGCTATGGATTTCAAACCAAGCATCTACCCGGGGCAATTGGCCCATATTTCCCGGCGAGGACCCCCAGATGGTCCATTCCGGATCATTAAAGGGGGCTAGGTCGCGCGAGGATGGCGCGGTGCCAAGCATGGCGATTTTAAGGGGTTTTGTAGTTGACTCACTAACTTCAGTCTTGTGGCTATCTGTAAAGACAGGAGGGGCCTTGTCAGGAGGCGCCTTTGCCCTGAGTTTATGGCCACCATTTAGCCTGTCATTGGTCGTCGGAGTAAGTATACTCAAAGGATTATCCCTTCCCGCTGCATCGCCTAGTTGGCGCGGTAGAACCTAGAGAAAGATTTAAAAAAGTCAAAAACGGATACTTTAAGGAACATACCCATAGAAAAAACCCTGTCCGCCAGTCCCTAAATACACATATCCGTAGGTATTATTATCACCCTCCACGCACCGCACCTGACTAAAACTTCCACCCGGAAAGCCGTCACCGATACTTTGCCATGTTGCAGCATTGTCTATGGATCGCCAAACGCCAATACTACCGGTATACCATCCATAAACATATATGGATGGGTATCCGCCGCCTCCGGGTTTTGGAGCGCCAAACCCAAAGGCCCAAACATCATTCATGTTAGTTATGGTTGACCAAGTGGCTCCATGATCGGTTGATCGGTAAAATGCAGCGGTTGTCGGGTGAGAGGCCCCTACTTGGATGCCGCCAGAATAAAAAAGATGCCCAGAATTGCCGGGAACCGACTTCAGCCATGCATTGGCATTGACTTCCCCAGCGATAAACAGGCCGGACTTTTTTTGTGTCCATGAAACTCCGCTGTTGGTAGAGATGTAAATGCCGGGAGCGCCTGTTCCGGAGTTATATAAATAGAAGGTATTTGCATCCACCCGATCAGAGCAGAGCGTTTGGCGATTAAATAAAGCGCCAGAGAATGACGAATAACCGTCACCAGAAGAAATTCCAGCAATGGTTACGAGGTTCCAAGTCGCCCCGCCATCCGTGGTATAATATGGATTGCCATTATTTCCGCCAATATACATAATGTTAGACGGTGTGCTTGCCGCCATCATACCGCCAGCCTGTACCCCAGATGCCACATCTGATGGTGTTCCGCTAAACACAGTCCACGTCACTCCGCCATCTATTGATTTTGATGACTGCCAGTTTGTTCCGGAATATGCCAGCACAACAAGAGTCCCGGGAGACGATGAGGCCCAGTCCCCGGATGAACCATTTATTAAATTCTGATTATAGTTTGGACCGTATCCAGACGGGAATATACCGCCAGCGCCCCGGTATACACCGCGATCTTCTACAAAAAATGCGGGCTGCCCTCCGGGGGGACTTATAACCCACAAGGAAACCAAATCTTCAATTCCAGCACTATGAGAAGTCCATGTAATTGCGTTGCCTGTCGCTGGCGGATTAGTTGTCCAGACTCCGATCCCCTCCGCAAACCAAACCGTATTAGATACGGATGGATCGTAGGCCATGTTTCCGTTCGTCATAAATGACTCGTTAACAGTGAGCCATGGAATATCATTAGCAACTCGGATTGTTCCGCCCGGAAGGCCGGTCCAAGTAACGCCTCCATCTTTTGATAAATTTAAGCCGCCGCCAGCATTACCTGCCGTTACATTTGAGGCGTTGGCGGGATCGACCAAAACGGTCGAAAGACTGCTTCCTGCGGCGGCTACAGAAGTCCATGTCGTTCCATTATATTTCCACAATGCTCCAGCTTCATTTGAAGTATTATCGACTAACCACAGATTGTGATTTTGATCGACAACCATATGCTGATGATTAATTGGACCACTAGTTGATACGGAAGATATTTGGGTGAAACTTGCCCCTGAATTTATGCTTTTGAAAACTCCGGTCCCGTAAGTCGAGATGTATATCGTGGCAGAGCCATCGAAAGCAATAATGTTGCCGCCACCCTGAAAACCTGTGGCTAGAGTCCAATCTGTATGGGTGCCAGACCCTCCTGATGTAGTTGGGTTTATTACGAGGGATGTTCCGGTATATGAAACTAGCGATGTAGCCATTACCCAGTTTGCTGGATTGCTCGTTTCATAAATCTGAATATTGCCTTGGTTTAATCCAAGACCAGCTTGAGTTACGAATGTTAGATTGGAACCTGTACTGATTGTATTGCTGGAAGTACTGGTTCCTAGAGCGCTGTACACGACGCCAGCCCCCACCGACGAAACCGGCGAAAAGGAAGTTCCGGCATTCGTTGAAACAAAAACTCCGCTGGCTGGAGTTCCAACATAAACGATATCAGCATTATTTGGGTCAACGGCCATATAAGGGCCGAAAAACTTGGTAAATACATTTCCTCCAGCGACAACCGGAGTGAAGCCGGTGGTAACCCATGTTGCTCCACGATTGTCACTCCGCAAAACATTATGAAATGCGAATAAGTAAAATCTATTCGTGTTGCTTGGGCAAACTACTATTTCATAGACGCCATCAAAATTGATGGTTCCGTCCCAAGTTCCCGTTGTCGTTCCAGATATTGATCCGGGGATGGACTGTTGCGTGACAATGTTTTGCCAGCAACCGATCCCACCGGCATTGCCGGGATTGGCCGCAGTAGAGTTATAATAGAAGGCTACGCCGGTATCCGTTCTGGCTACCTTGGTACCATCTGAAGCTATTGATATATTGGTTGTCTGACCACCAGCCCCCAACTTAAATGGAAAGAAGCCCTGCGCGCCAAATAACGTGAGAGGAAACCATCCGGCCATCTTAGCTCCAAGTGGCCGCCACGATGCCTGCTGTAATAAAATTTACACCGTTGAAACTAGGATTTACACTTCCAGCCGTATGATTATGGCCAATACCTACACTGGCGGCGAAACCAACTACGTTCTGATCCATCGTAAAGGTTGAACTCGCCGCGCTAATTGCAAGGCTGGAACCTTGCGAGCAGAATACAATGGCATATCCACTCGCCGGAACGGTAACCGTGGAGGAAGGGCTCGTGGTGGGATATGGCGAGGCTTGACTACCGGGGTAAAAGCCAAATGATGTTGTGGTTGGAATGCTTGATCCAAGATTAGTCAAGGACCCTACAGCCATTCCAAATGTCGTCCATTGCCCCCCAGTCGGCAATGTTGCGTTTATTTGCTGGGTTCCAGAGGAGGCGAGCGTTCCATACCATATTGAAACCGGGTAAGTGGTGCTGCCGGTAGTAACGGCCAGTGTGAGCGGGTTAGAACTACTAGCCCCGATAGAAGCAGACTGTATGTCACCAGTCGGTGCTCCTTGATTGCTGCCACCAATTCCAACAACAAGGAGACCGGGGGCTGTCGCCATATTGAAGGAGAATGATTGAGCAAATGGACTAGTTTGCACGGCCTGCGCGTCCGTCTGAGTCCAGAGGGGAGAAGCCCCGCCACCAGAGGATACAATGACGCTTCGACCATCATCTATGAGGCCCATTAACATGATAATTATCTCATTAGAGATTGGTGACGTAGAGCGTGGTTATCTGCAACGCTCCACTTGAATTGCTTGCCGTCGCAGTCCACGCTTGGCTTGATGCCGACTGAACCCATGCCGCGTCTACTGGCCCCATGAACCCTCTGGTTTCGTTTGCCGGAACTTGGAAGATGGACCTTGCCGTTCCTCCAGAAGAGTCCTTAATGGTTACTGTTTGTACGTTGGCGGAACTTTGATTGGCAATAACCAGTCCGTATAGATCAATAAAGTTACCGCCCGTACTCGATGGGGTGATATTTGTTTCGGTGGCGCTGCACGAAATGGCAGTGAGAGTAATTCCCTTAAGGGATCGCAGTGCGCTATTAACGATTTGTTTTCCGGATTTATCAAACCAAGCATTGACGCGCTGGCCTGACGTTACCGATGTTGGATTGGTGGAATTGTAAAGGCCGCCGATCTTGACAGGGTTGCCGGTGTCAAGCACGCCGCTGGCGATATCGCCTGCGGATATTACAGAAAGATATTGAGATGCTGGGGAGGCCTGAGTACCCGTGGCGATAATGCCAGCCCCATTGGACGACATGGCGACTACCAGCGCCGCCATAGTGGAAGTGACGGTTGAGGACCCTGCTATGACGTTAGCAATATTCGTACCGTTGGATACGACAATGGTGCCGGATGATAGCGATGTAATCGTCGGGTTGGAGGATAGAATTACCGTGAAGTTACTAGATGGGGTCACTGTTAGATTGGATGAAGGCGTGAACGTGCCTGACGAGAAGGTAGCCGTGGCATTAATGGCAGAAGACAAGGTAACCGTATTGGCGCCAGCCGCCGTGGACAGCGTAACAACTATTGCGCTGGTCGGGGTTACCGACAAAGCCGAGGAAATAACCGTAGTGGCCGAAATGGCAGACGACAGCGTGATGGTATTAGCGCCCGCCGCAGTCGTCAGGCTCGTAACCCACGGAGTAACACCCTGAAGAACGGTGGGATTGGAAGACAGGGCTACCGTATTGCTGGTCAGAGTGACCTGAATGGCCGAGGATGGAATAACCGTTGGATTTGAGGAAAGCGTGACTGTATGGCTTGGCGATAAGGAGGAGACGACCACAACGGCGGCGCCCTGAGCGGTCGAGGTAACCGCAGCCCCGGGCAAGACCATCATGGCATTGCCAGCGGTATCCGTGGGAATGGACATATTAGCCAGCGGGCCGCTGCTCCCAGTCGTATCCCGCATACGAATGGTGGCGGTTCCGCCAGTAGAGTTGAGTACCGTAAGGTTGTCGCTCATGGCGCTATCCTATTCCTCCAAGTATCGGAATATACATGGAATTGCTCGCAAAGTTAAATTTGAGGGCCTGAGTACCCGCAATGGTGCTGGTGACCGTGATGTTGAAGAACCCGGTGATGGTGGACGTGCCGGTGTCGCTGGCTTTCGCCGTGATCGGATCGGTACCAGCGCTCAAGGCCGCCGCCACTGTAAGGTTAGCTCCGCTAACCGAGAACAGCGCCCCGGGATTGCTGGTAAGGCTATAGGTGTAGGTCCTAGTGGACCCGTTCGTCACACTAAAGGACCCAACCACGGTGCCGACGCTGGAGGTGGTGGTGGCCGATTGGCCAGAGAGGTTGAGTGTGCCGCCACTCAGACCAAGCGTGGCCGCATTAACCGGCGTTAGCTGGATGCCCTCAGAGATCAGGGTGATATTGTTGGTGAGCAGGCTTAAGCCGTCACCATAGAGGGTGACCCCGCCCCCCGCTTGACCCTTGGCATCTAAAGAAATGGCCATCCAAGGGGGTTATCCTTGAATGACCGAGAAGGTTACTGATCCAGACGAGATCGCGCTGACTGTAAACCTCAATGCCGCCGGGGGAAACATATAATTGGTCGTCGCTTCGGAAGAAGTCCCAGCCGGAAGGTTCGCATCTGCTTGCCAGACGGCAGCCCTTGTTGAGCCATAAAGGGCCTGCAAATTGGTATCGTCCATGGTGAATTCGACACCATAGGTACACGTCATGGCGGACGTGGAGCTAAAGGAAGCGCCTACGGCTATATTGCATGGAGTTGGTTTGTTGTAATCGACGTTGACGATACGGGAGACGCCCGTAGATGACATCGTGATATAGACCGGCATCTGCGGCATAAAGCGGCTCCTACTTGTGGAAGCCCTTCAGCGTCTTGGCTAGAGCGGCCTCTCTCTTGATCGTCGGATTAGACGAGTGACTAGCCTTCGCGAGCTTGGCCGCAGGTATCTTCTGCCCCTGCGGTACCCCCAGATGGCTATGCAGAGCCCCGGGGTGTTTGATGGCACCTTTGATCCAGTTTTTAGCCATGGCTCTACCTAAGACGCGCTGGTATTTTCCTTGATCTTGGCAGACGAGAACGGAGAGCCACCGGTTCTGCCACCACGGGCGAACTTGTCCATTCGGCCCTTGGACTTCTTGCCCATGACCTTGCCGCCCTTCTTGAAGCTATCGGTGGTGCTTTTGGCATCCTTGGCCACGTTGGACTCGCCGCCAGAATAAGCCGTGCTTTCTGCCCCAGACCTACCACCGCGAGCAAATTTATGACGATTGGCCATGTGCTTCTCCTTAAGAGGTAACTGACTGAAGGGCTTTCAGAGTAAAGACGCCACTGGAGCCAGCGCTAGCCGAAGAGTTGATGCGTACCGCTCCAACCGGAGAGGAGATGGTGTAAAGCAACGCGAGCGCGGTCGAAGAGGTCATCCCTGACGTGGTACTGAGAAGAGCCCACGTCATGGTCGGCGCCGGGGTCGTGCTGGGATCATCCAGCGATACCTCTGCCTGACCAACCGTTACCGATGAGCCGCCCGTGCAAGAGAAGATGACCGAGGTAGTCCTAGCCACAGGATTGAGGACAATCGTGGCCGTTCCAGCCGAGGAAAGTGTAATTGACTGTGCCATTTATCGCTCTTTCATTCTGTGGTTCGCTATTTCGCTTGCACCATCTGTGCTTCTGACCAAAACGGGGCTTGTCCCGATTTTTGTAACTACCGAATTATAGACCGAGAATGGAAAATAATGGTTAATCATAATCCATCCTTAAGACAGCGGGAACGTGCCCCAGACCGAGCGCCAGTCGAAATAGCCGAAGCTATACCGCTGGTAGCCCTTCACGAGCAGGTTGTCGGTGGTGAACTCCACGGACATATCCATCTCAAACGGGATACGGTTCATGAAGATCAGGCCGTCAACGTTGGTGAGCAGGAACCAAGCAAAGCCGCTCGTCAGGTAGTCGTTGACGATGAAGCCTTCCTTGAAGGAGTCATTCATGCCGAGGATGGCGTTGACATCGTTGGTCGTGGTTCCCGGGCGAAGCTCGCTGCGGAATAGACGAAGCGCGACCGGCTCAAGCTGGGTCGGAATAACGCACTTCCTTGCGCGGGCGTACATCTTCAGGCCCGCGTTATCCCGCCACGTTGAGCGAACGGCGATACCGCCATTGAGCAACGAGGTTTCGTTCAGGTCCACGTCCACAGAGGGACGGTTACCGATGGTATTGCCATCGATGGGATGGGCGGTGCTAAAGAGCGCCTGACCGTCGCCACCTACGTTCTGGTTGAAGACGGAGCCCGTGTTGAACACGTTGGCGCCGTAGATTTCCTCAGTCTGTTGGAAGGAGGCCATCAGACCATCGTTGGAGGGTCCAAACTCTGCCTTGTACAGGTTGTCATCGATGGCTTTGCGGGTAATGGCGTAACCCAGCCCGATTTCGTTATGCTCTTGGTTGTAGATATAGCGCTGGCCAGCGGCGTTATCGAATGCGGTAACACCACCCTCTTGCTTCAACTGAGCAAGACCGAGGTAGCGCATGGAAGCCCTACGCTCCAGCGCCATCTTGGAGTCAGTGGTCTTGAAGAGCTTGGGCCACTGACGCTCGATCTGATCGTACTTGCCCGACACGCCCCACAAGCCGGGGAGCAGGAGGTCTTTGATTTGCGCGAGTGCGACGGGCATTTAGATCACTCCTTAGATGCCGGTGGTGTTGTTACGATCCCAGTTATTGGGCTGGACGACGACGACATTTCCGGCAGAGGTATTGTCCGTGCCGTTCACGCCGGGAGGCGCCCAGTTGGACCAAAGGTCCCACAGACGGAAGGGCAGGGTTGCCGTAGTGGCGAATGAGGTGGAAGCCAGCGTCATGCCGGAAATACCGGTCGTGGTGTTCGCGGCACCAAACGTGCCGGACGAAACGCCAAAGTTCATATTGATCTGGCTGGCACTAACCGTGCTGCTCGTTGAGCACTGCACGGTGAAAAGCATCTCAGGGTCGGTGCAGACCCACGCTTGGGCGTCATTGGTACCGGAAGTCGTGGCCACGGAGCCGGGGAAATAGGGAGACCATACCTTGCGCTGGAAGGTCGGGCTGTAGAACTCGCAACCCATGAACACGCCGCGCACTTGGCTCAGGCCAGACGAAAGCACAGTGACGTAGGGGCCAGTGGTAGACGTGGCGACCACATCACCCGTACCAATGACGTTGGTATCGCTGGAGGCAATGGTGAGGGTGTCGAAGCCAGCAGTCGGCGCGCCGCCATCAAGGCGACGGAACTGGCGGAAACCGAAGGGGGCAGAAGTATTGGCCATGGATAGCTCCTTTGCATCGCGACTATTCGCGATCTGTAAGAAGCCACCACGGCGCGTGATGGGGGGATTAAGACCAGCGCGGCCTAATTCGGTATTAATATGGCAGAAATATGTTTAGGTCAAGTTCCCGCCATATTCTATTCCGGAACATCAATCTTTTCGTAAGATTTATTAATCCGGTTACTGTTCAGAGCGGACCTGTGCTTGCTGTCAAGCGTAGTGCCGACATCGCCGCCCCGAAGCTGCTGCTCCTTGGCCTGCACCTGCGAGCGGGCTTTCATAAGCTCCCGGGCTTCGGTCTGACGGCACATCTCTTCTGGCTTTTCCATAAGCACGAGGCCGTCATATTCGATCTCGCCCTCATATCCCTTCGGGGTGAATAAACCGGGATGGCGGGAGGCCGGGACGGGCTCCCAGCCGGTAGCCTGATATCGGCCAAAGCGGCGGGCTTGCTGTTGGCCCAGTACCGACATGGTTTTCCAGTTATAGCGCATGCCGTCAGGGATAATTTCCGCAGGAATATGGAGCATATCGCTCTCTTCCTCCAAGGCTGCTTGACGGTCGTAATCGATCCTGACCGGCTTGGCCTTCTTGGCAACTGGCGCGGTATCGCCTTCGACAACGGCCTTCGGCTTGTTCTTAATTCCCGGGGGACGCCCCATTGTTTAATCTCCTATTGAAGTTGGCCGTTGGCCTTCAACTCATTCATTCGCTGGAGTTGTCGGGCGTAGGTAATCTCGTCAATGCCAGATAGCCTTGCAACTTCTCGCTGCTCCGGAGTGAGGGTAATACGTGTGTTGCTAGGCCTTCCCGTACCGGGGTTAGTTGCGTTGCGTGAAGGAGGCGCTGATACTTGAGCAGCACCAGCATCCTGTTGTCGCTCGTTATCATCGTCGTCATCGTTCACATCCTTCTCCTTATATCCAAGGCGCTCCTCCAGATAATTGAAGTATTTTTGGCTGCCGGGACGGAAGCCTTGGTCTTCCGCTTCGACATGAGCCCCCTGCAAACGCTGGTTCTTGCGTGCGTCGGTAAGGGTCTCAGGGTGCTCCCTTAGCCAGTCCCTCTGGCTTGGCAGTAAGTTAGGAAGCTGATCAATATATTGATTAACGTCTAAGTTCTTCTGAGTTTCCCGCTGTTGCGGGGCTTCCTTGGCTTGCGCCGCAGCAATCGTCTTGGCGCGCTCAATCGCGGCCTTGCCATCTTCCAGTTGGCTCAGGCGGCTTTCGGCTCGGGCTAGTCGTCGGCTGGCTTCAGCCATGCCCTTCGGGTCCGAAGCCTCCGAAGCAGTTGCGATATCGCGCTGAGCGCTTTCGGCCTCATTCTCGGCGGCCCCAATGGCATTGAGGATCGCATCATATTCAGCGTCTTCCGCTCTGATCTTGGATTGAGATGCTTCCTGCTCACGCTCTCTTACTCGCTGCTCAGCGGCTTGCCGGGCAGCGATCTCGTCTTGGACGCGCTTATTGGAGGCTTCATTGGCTCTGCGGAGGTCTTCAAGCTGCTTTCTGAGGTCGGCGCTGTCATCTTCTTCAGAAACTTCCGGAGCTTTAGTTTTTGCCTTAACCTTTGAGGCTTCCTCTTGGGCCTTAAGAGCGGCTTCATCGGCTTCCTTGTCCAAGATGACGGTACCTTCTGGCTCAAGCGAGATGGTCACGCTTCTGTCCTGCGGGACGGCGTTGATCTCTTCCAGTGTGCGGGCTGGTTTAATGCGGGGCATTAGAAAATATCTCCCGGGCTCTGGATACGCATGCGAATGGTCCTGTCTGTCAGGATGCGGCATGCCGTATCGCGAATGGTCAGTTGCCAGCCGTCGCCCGTGCGGTAAACCACCCAGTCTCCGGGGGCCAAGCTCTGGCCGCAGAAGTCTTGGTCATCCGTGTCCAAGAAGGCCGTTGGGCCGACTTTTACAACCAACCCGACTTTTCCCTGATATTCATCTTCATCTACATTCTGGCCCGGGCGAATAATGCCACCAGCGGTGATCTCAGGGCGAACGTAGGTCGCGACCAAAATCTGATTATGGAAGATATCGTATCCAGATAGGTCCCCCACGGCATCAAACAGGGCTTTCTTGGGGTCCGTCGCCATGGCCAGCATGGCGGTCTTACGAGCAGTAACAACTCCCATTTAGTCTTTCCTCATGTCTGAATTAACCTCATCGCAGGCATCTAGAACGCGCCTGAGCGCTTCTAGATACCCAAGAGCATGCTTGTAGTCTTCGAAATTCCCAAATCCGGGGTCTTCCATCGTCTGACGCCGCATATCCAGCATCAGGGCAATTTTTTCTCTTAAAAGCTTCTCGAATAAAACCTCCATGGATTACCCCTTGATGGGCTTCAATCCGTACATCTTGATTTTATTCAGCCGCCCCTCTCCGGTATCGGCGCCGCCCTTTTGGCCGGTCACCTTGCCGCCACGGGCATATCTGGCGCTGGGTTTCACCATTTTATCGATCAGCGCCCTATCCGCCTTCTCGTCGGAGTGAACCGCGCCGCCACGCTTCTGCATCGGCGGAGGCCCCATAGGCGCTGGAGCAGGTGAGGCGCCCGCTCCAGCAGCGGCCATAGCTGGATCGGGCATGGGAGGAGTAGCCGGGTCCGGGGCAGGGGCCGCTATTACAACTTTTGGCTTGTGGTGCTTGGGCTTGCCCACATGACCGCCACGCTTCATGCCATCAGCGCCAGCCTGCTTCATATGCTGCATGCTGGAATGACTGACGTGGGGGGCGCCGGATTTATTCTCTCCAACCGCCCGCATGACCGGGATATCCAGATTGTTCATCTTTCCCATATTTCCAGTCTTGGTCTTATGGGAAGAGTGGGCCTGATCACGATACGGATGCGCCATTTATCTATTCCTTGCCTTCGTCGTCATAGGGAGATTGACCGCAAGCCCCACCGTCCTTGTAGCCGCCACGGCAGAACCGCTCAGCCTTGTCGGCTTGGCTCTCGAAATTCTTGGGCGAGCCAGAGACCTTGGCCATCTTCTCGCGACCGCTGGTATGGCATTCCTGCATGTGAAGTTTAGCCATGGACTAATCTTTCTCTAGCGCGGCTACGGGGTAAATCTTCTGTCTGGCCTCCCGGCCCTCAAACCACTGAACTTCGGCATGACCCTCGATAATGGCTGTCACGGTTAGTATCGGACTGCCCGATTTCAGCCTTACTGTAGTCCCAATTGGATAAAGAGGCAAAAAATCCTTCAAAAGCACAAGATTAGATAGGTCTAGCTGCGCTGGCTGGGTCATTTCTTCTTCGCCGCTGGCTTGGGTTTCGGTTTGAACTTGGCCGTAGCCTTGGCCACCCTGATCTTGTTGTCACCATCGATCTTGGACAGTCTCTCCTTATGCTCCATCTCGAATTTGGCCATGGCGTGCTTATGGTCTAGGTCCTGTTGAGCCATCGCATGCTTATGGGCCAATTCGCGCTCGTGCTTGTCCCGTTGGAGCGCCATTTCCTGCTGATGCGCGGCCTGATCTCGCATCGCGTCCATGACCATGCCACCCGTCTTTAGGTGCTGGTCGGCGGCGTTTTCCTGCTGCTGCTGCTGGAGATCGGCAGCGCTCTGCTGCCGCTGGATGGCAATATCGTTCTGGCTTTCGGCCTGAGCCCGGTGATGATCCATCAGCATCCTCGTGGCCTCTAGCTGCATATCGTGATGCGCTTGGTCACGGTGGATAATGGTTTCTTCCTGTATCTTCAGTCTCTCCAGCATGATTTTCAGTTGTTCGGCCTTCTCGCGCGAAGCCCGGTCCTGCATTTTGTCTTGCGACTGAAGCTGCGCGATCTTCAGTTTGATTTGCATCTGGAGTTGCTGGCTTTGTTGGGCAAGTTGGTTGGCTTGCTGCTTAGCCTGAGCGGCGATCAAAGACGGGTCCGGCGGAGGAGGTGCCGGGGTAGCCCTGAACAGGCCCTCAGGATCGATACCAGCGATCCGCATAATCCGCGTATCGACCGCAATTGGATCATAGAGATCGGGGGCGCCCTGCTGAAGCGTCTTGATGACAACCGCCTTGGCAATGCGGTGCATGGAGGTGGGGTTGTTCGGGTCAGCAACCGGGACAAGGTTGTTGTGTTCAAGCGCTTCCAAGAATTGGACCTTTTCCCAGCGCATGGTCTGCTTGGACGCATGTCGCCAGAAGGCTTCCGGGTCTTCCTTGAACCGTTCCTTGAGAAGGCCAAATTCCTTGGCCTGTGCAGAGGTAAGACGCTTATGAACAGCGTCCATGGTTTTGGTGGCCTGCTCGATCAGGGCTAGCGTGGTGCCAACCGGGGCGTCCTGCTTGCCCTCCCCTATCTGCATCTCGGCGGTGCCACCAACGCGCTGGCCCAATGTCTCTATATTCTGGGTAAGCTGCATGAAGGCGCTGCCGGGCTCTTTATATGGCAGCGGCATAATCGCCTGATTGATTGGTAGACCACCTGTATCGATGGGGACACCGCCCCCGGGCGGTACCCGGAATTGATTGGTAAGCTGCCTGCCAAACTGCTTGGCGTAGATGAAGCCGGGAAACGACGAGAACATGCCAGCGTCAAGCTGGATGCGCCATGCGGCGGTCAGGGCGCTGGTGGTGTTTCCCAGAATATGGATAAGGCCGATACCGTAGAAGCCAAGGGCTTTGACGAACGCAAAGTCCACGAAGTATTCCTTGGCCAGACACATCTTATCGTCTTTGCGCCAGTTACGGCGCAGGGCCAAAATCTGCCTACTCTCTTTATGGATAGTGACAACGTAGGGGAGTTGGAGGCCTGTTTCCTTGCCACGCTCTTTATGCTCGAAACCGGCGATATCCAGTTCGCAATAGCATTCATAGATTTCGTGATCGGCATCTTTGGGACGCTGAGGATGGGGGCTAATACCCTGAATTTCCTGCTTCTTATCCTTAACGGGATCGGGCAGCATCATCTGCGTGCTGGTGATATCGATATCTCGATAGGCGCCTACCAACTGCATCCGTTTTAGCCAAGAGGGCGGCATCTTGATGCGGTGCGTAACACGGGTGCAGTTTTCCAGATTGGTTTCGGCGTTGGAGACAATCAGGTCTTCAGCATCAACGCTCTCAGACACCGGTCGGCGTCGGATCGGGCAGTTATAGACCTTCTTGATGCCTTGGCCGCCACACCCCACCCAGAACAGCATCCGGTCGGTATCCGGATAGTATTCCGTCGCCACGGCGGTCAGCCAGTGGTTCATGTCGGTTTCGAGGGCTTCAGCAAGATCGTCAGAGGCCGTGGACATGCCACCCGGGATCACGGGCTTTGGCGGCGCCATCAGACCAGTCGGAGGAGGAGCAGGAGGCCCAGCACCAGTAGCCGGGGGAGGTGGAGGCGGTGGACCTCCTGCTGGCCCGCCTACACCTGCGGACGGGGTGGGCGGGATTGGAATAGGTGGAGCAGCGGACGGCCCGGGAGGTGGTCCCCCTCCCATGCCGGGCATAGCCCCTGTCAACGGGGCGCCGCCAGCAGGCTGTTGTCCGCCAGCCCCACCTAACGGTGGACCGCCATTATGGCCCATTTGAGGCGGCATTGGTGGTGCGGGAGGTAATTTAGGAGGGGTAGGCGCGTCATTCCGGACTTTGACCGGACCAGCGGCAGGAAGAAGCTCGCCACGGGCATTGGCCTGAAACCGTAAGGTGGCTTCCAATAGAAGAGGATGTTGGACGGTCGAGACGCCCTCTGAGGTAGCCTCTCCTTTGGGCTCATTCAGCTTTAAGCCAAGCAGGCCGATACCGCGCGCCCGGGTGTCTAGCCAATCCTTACGGGAGATATCATCAAGATTAATGCCGTCCAGAAGGTCATTGGCGATGCGGGAAAGCTCGCCTTCGTCTATTTCGTCGGCCAGATTGGAAAACCAGTCCCCCTTGGGCTGCTTGATGGATTTGGGGGAGAAATCAATCGTCAGAGAGCCGTCCGGGTTCTCGGTCTTGGCGGCGCCGTTCTGAATAGTCGTCGTACTGCCATTATTAGGCCCTAAATCAATAGTAGATGGCAACGAGAAGGGATTATTCGCCTCGTTGAGGTCCGGTAATCTAATAGGGTCTGTGTTTGTGGCCATCTAGGTCCCTAGCACGGATAGAGGGCGCGTGCGCGAGGACGGTACTTCAGTTCCTCCTCCTGATCAAATTCGCTCTCCTCCCGCCGCGCGGCTAGCCCATTATCCCGCAGGAACCGGAGTGCCATAGTGGTGGAGTCAACCAAGTCATCATGAGAGCCGTTGGGAAAGATCGCACACTGATCGATGACATCAGAGGCCCATTTCCGCGAGGTCGGGGTATAAATCATCCCGTCAGAAAATAGATGCAGGACACTATGGGCACGAGCCACCTTATCTCCTTGTTTCGTCGGGTTTATTAGCTCTATACCGAATTTACCGTTGAAGCCAAGTATTCTCCTTATCTCTTGGCTTACCGACAAGCCAGAAGCCTTGGCCTCAATTAAGAGCCTATCGACCTGAAACCGGGGCCCCGCAACCTCTCGGTTGTCCCTCGTGCAACTATCTATAAGTTTCTGAACAAGCTTATGAATTTCCAGTCTTTCCTGCCAAGAATGCATCAGGATGATTTTGGGGTTATTATTGATATCCCTGAACACGCCCCAGATTGTTAATGCAGAGGCGTCGTTGGCCTGTTTTTCTGTATAGGCGGTGTCTACAGAGGCCAGAATATACTCAATATTCTCCGGATACTTATCGGCTTCCCAGTTGTTCCAGTATTCGCGCCGGATAATCGAACCGCCCCTGACTTCCGGGGTCTGCTGGTATTGGCCAGCCCACGCATAGGGACCTTTGGCGTTCTTTAGTTCGGCAATTTCTTCTTGTCTGAACCGCTCAGGCCACGCGGGCTCGCCGTCCTCCGTTCTGGGGTCCCTCCAGAACTCCTTGACCATCTCAGTGGTATCCCAGTCGGGGTCCCACGTATCAAAGGTCTTGATCTTGCCGTTTACGTCATAGCCATTCACGAAACCATGGGGGACGTACTCCATAGGAACGCACAAATGAGTGTAGCCCAGATCACGATCCAGAGCCACGCCGGATACGTCTTCTTCGTGAAGTCTTTGTTGTATAACGACAATTGCGCTTTCCTTGGGGTTGTTCAATCGGTCTGGCACGACTTCCGTGAACCACATATTGGTGGTGTATCGGACGGCCTCCGACTCCATCAGCATGGTGTTATTGGCGTCATCGATGATGAACCTGTCACCGCGCTCACCTACGCCGATACCGCCCGTGGACGTGGCCAGCTTCCAGCCGGTACGGTCATTGGCAAACTTGACCTTGGTAAACTGCTCGTTGGATATCCGGAAACGGTTGCCCCAAAGCCGCTGATAGCGATCCGATAGGACCACATTGCGGCAGCGCATGTTATCGCGCTCGGTCAGATGGTTGGAGTAAGAGGCGCAGATGTACCGGTACCATGGTCTGGATTGAGGCCCCCACTCCCACGCGGGCCAGAACACATCGGTCAACAGGCTTTTTGTAAAGCCCGGAGGCACGTTAATTAAGAGTCTTCTTATCTCACCCTTGGTTACCGCCTGAAGATGCTCGGCAATGGCCGAAAGCACCCAGCCCTTGACGAAGGGGATGGCCGGTTCGACCACAGGCCATACATATTCGACAAAATCAATTAGGTTGCCCTCATAGGCTTTGGCTTCCTGCTTCTCACGCAGCTTTCGGGCCGCCAGCGATACCCGCTGGATTTTCTCCGATCTTAGAAAGGCTTCTGTCATGAATTGGAATATAACCCAGTTGCCCTAATTTGGCCAACATGGTGGGACAAGTTGGGTTTTCACAGATTTTTTTAGGTAGGGAGGGGGGGGTATGGTCCTCAGAGTAACGCTACAGGTCGTTCCGTTTGGTGACGAAGACAGGGCATATGAAATCGGCAGGCTGGATATCTTCAACAAAGGTCCATGCGGAGAGGCCCATGAATATGGCTGCATCGATCTTTCCCCAAAGAAGGCTGGATTATACCAAGACAACGTAATCCACTTCCGAGACGATGGGGCGTGGGAATTGGTGCGAAACGCCATCGAGACCTTGGAGATCAAGGGACCATGAATAAGAAAGAATTGCTGGAATTGCGGGATGATGTTGACGAGGCTCTGAACGAACGCTACGCGCTCGGAGAGTTTGACGCCAACGCCAAGCATATGATCCTGTTGCTCAGCAACATGCGTGGACTGATCGATCACGCCATAAGCCAGCAGCCAAAGCCGGTGAAGAAGTAATGCCTACCATCAAGACAGCCCGGCTCACGCTGGCGTTCCCAATCGTGCATGACAACATGCCACTGGATCATTACCTGCGATGGCTTAGCGACGAGACGGTCACCAAGTATTCCGAACAGCGGCACCTTACCCATACCAATGAGACCCAGTACGAGTATCTAAGTTCATTCGTGGACTCGGAAAACTATTTCTGGGAAATCCAGCGTACTGGGGTGCCCATCGGCAGCATTACAGCCTATCGCGACATTCCAAATAGGATCGCCAATGTAGGCGTCATGATAGGCAATCCCCGGCTATGGGGACATGGCTATGCGTCCGAGGCTTGGGATGCGGTCTGCCAATTCTTGTTTGAGGAAGGGTGCCGCAAGATCGAGGCCGGGTGCATGGCATGCAATCAAGGCATGATCCGGCTATTGGAAAAGCAGAAGTTTAGATACGAAGCTACATTGGGCGGCCATTGCCTGCTTAATGGAAAACCAGAGGACGCATTATTCTATGGCAAATACCGCGAAGCGCAAATCATCTCCCTCAAAAAATCCGGGTGACGTTTACGAGTTTTGGCAGGAGCAGGCCAAGAAGCATGGTGGCTCCGATCTGGCGACCGCGCCGGATCATCATTATCGGACCTTGGAGATCGACAGCATCAAGCGTGTGATCGAGGCCGTTCCGCATGAGACCATCTTGGATGTTGGCTGCGGCAATGGTTATACCACGCTGGAGTTGGCCAAGAAATTTCCTGACGCGATGATTACGGGCATTGATTTCTCTGGCGCCATGATCTCGGAAGCCATGAAGAAGGTCGTGCCGAATGTGGAATTTTTCGAGGGTGATGTTCTATCTCTCTCACGCAACAAGCATCTGCTTGGCCAGAAGTATGACGTGGTGCTTAGCTCCCGGTGCTTGATCAATCTAGCCAATTGGGAGGAGCAGAAGGTCGGCATCTTGGAAATGCGTAAGTTACTCGCGCCGGAAGGCAAGATGGTTCTGGTGGAGAACGTTCAGGAGGGGCTGGATAACCTTAACCAGCTTCGCGTCAAGCTTGGCTTAAGCCAGATCAAGCCACCTTGGCATAATCACTATTTACCGCAACAAGACCTGATGAAGTTTCTTGATGGAATAAAAGGCAGTCTTCTAACTCCGGAATATGTCGAAAACATCGGTAATATGTATTACATCGCCTCACGCTTGATCTACGCCAAGATGTGCGAGGATCAGAAGATCAAGCCTGATTATAATCACACCATCAATGCTATCGCCTCACAATTGCCCACAATGGGTGAGTATTATGCCTGTTCACCTAACTTCCTGTTTGTTTTGAAAAACGAGGCTGGTACATGGGACGACAAGAAACTGAGTTCCTAAACGGCGAAGGCGATCAATGGTATGCCCGCAACAAGGATAAGCCGGGCATCTATCGTCGTAATCATATCATAGCCGATCATATCTCGGAGCCGTCATCCATCCTAGAAATAGGATGCGGTGATGGCAGGTATCTGTTCGATCTTCAGAACCTATACGATTGCAAGTGTACCGGCATTGACCCCTCTGACGTAGCCACTACCGTTGGCCGTGAACGATACCATGATATTAACTTCATTTGCGGTACCGCCAATCACCAATTCCCTCCTAATGAGTTCGATGTGGTGATCTATGGGTTTTGTCTCTATTTGTGCGACAGAGACAAGCTCTCGCGCATTGCCGCAATAGGAGATGGCGTCCTGCGAGATAAGGGTCACCTCATTATCCATGATTTCGATCCAGAGCATCCACACAGCGTCCCATATCGGCACGCCGAGGGCTTATTGTCGTACAAGCAGGATTATAGCAAGCTATGGCTTGCCAATCCAACTTATTCATTGGTGAATAAAACAACCACTGAAGATGGCGCGGCAGTCTGGGTCCTCAAGAAGGATATCGCTGCCGGTTGGCCATTGGAGGCGGCGCCATGCTGAAACTGGGCATCTTAGGCTTCGCTGGCTCCATTGGATCGCGCCATGGCAAGAACCTGATGTACCTTGGCCATCAGGTCATTGGCTATGACCCCATGATGCCGGGCAAGCATACCCGCGAAGAGGTTTTACAACAATCAGACGCCGTCATCATCTGCACGCCAACTCGCGAGCATTTCAGGGACATGGTAGACGCTCACGGCAAGCACATCTTTGTGGAGAAGCCGATTGCATTTGATGCACCAGCGCCAGCGGTACGCGGCTTCTGCCATGGCAAGTCTACTATGGGACAAGTCGTGGCTGTAGGAAATAACCTGCGCTTTCATCATTGCGTCATAGAAACCAAGAAGATGCTGGCCAAGCATCTCATTGGCGAGATCGGCTGGGCTGAGTTCTGGGTTCTCCAGAAGAGCGAGAATGCGCCATACCTGAGGGATGGGGTATCTAGGAACTGGGGCGCCCATGAGATCGATCTTGCTTTATACCTGCTTGGACCCGGGCAGGCCACCGAGATCATCGAATGCCAGAAGATCGATGATAATGACGTTATGATGAAATTCTCCATGAAGCATGACAGCGGAACGTTCTCTGCCATTCACATGGATTATCTCACGGAGCCAGAGAGGCGAGGTTACAAGCTGGTTGGCTCCAATGGAGTAATCGAGGTTGATTTGGTGGCGCGCACCATAAAGCTATCCAATCTTCTTGTTTCTGAGACCGCTCAGATGAGAGATAATTGGGATGAAAATTATCTTGTGGAAATAAAGCAATTCATCAAGGCCTGCGATAAAGGCCAGATCAACAAAACTGACGCTCTTGCCTCCGGTCTAGAGGGAGCAGATGCGCTGGACGTAATCCTGTCCGTCAGATCAATGGCTGGATTGGTGGACAAAGAGCCATGATCCTTATCCAGCATAAGAATAAAAGGGACATTGAGGTTGAAGTGGTTGAACACGGCGGCATTAAATCGATCCGTGTCAATTATGGTACCGGATGGATGTTCCTTGAGATAGAGCAGGCATTAAAACTTGGTGAAATCTTACTAAAGGAAGCTAAGGCCACATGAAGACTATAGCTATTTGCCAAGCCAGAATGGGCAGCACAAGACTTCCCGGGAAAGTCCTTATGGATATTTCCGGTAGACCAACTCTGGACTGGGTGGTAAGCGCTGCGGAACGCGCTCCCGGCGTAGACGAGGTAATTGTAGCTACATCCACGTTGCCGGGAGACGATCCGATAGCCGATTGGGCTAAGGGTCGTAAGGTCAGGTTCTTCAGAGGCAGCGAGACGGATGTACTCTCGCGCTATCTGGAGGCCGTGACCGACGCGGGCGCTGATATCGTCGTGCGCCTGACCGGCGATTGCCCCTTCCTTGATAGCAAGGTTATTGGCGAAGTCATCCAGCTTCGCAAAATGAAGGACGCTGCCTATGCCACTAATACCGACCCTCCAACTTACCCTGACGGACTGGACGTTGAGGTATTCACGAGGGCTGCGCTGGAGGATGCACATCGCGAGGCGACAAGAGGGACCGACAGGGAGACTGTCACTCGTTTTATGGTCCGTAATCGCCATCGTTACCCTGCCGCCAACCTTGTATGTCCTCTACCTAAGCTCGATAGGGAGAGGTGGGTTCTGGATAGCCCGCAAGACCACACCTTCATTACAGCGATTTCTCATAGGCTGGGTCTGCGTGGCATTAGTCATCCTAGCTATCTGGACATTCTTGCTATCCTAGATGAAGAACCGTGGTTGAGAGAACCTATCGAGGGTCTAACCCGCAACGAGCGGCATTATGCCGATCTAGCCGCCGAGACCGGCGTCAAACGGACCTATGGTTATTCCAAGGCCTGCCTTGATGCGGCTGAGAAACTTATACCATTGGGGGCTCAGACCTTTTCTAAATCCAAATTGCAGTTTCCGGAGGGGGCTGCACCCTTATTTCTTACTCATGGCGATGGAGGATACTGCTATGACGTTGACGGAAATGACTATGTTGATCTCGTTGGGGGTCTTCTCCCTAATATTCTTGGTTATCGTGATCCTGATATTGATCAAGCCATTAGAGACCAATTATCGCGCGGCATTTCGTTCTCGCTTGCGACAACGCTTGAAACAGAGCTTGCAGAAAGGCTCAGCTTTCACATCCCGTCTGCCGAAATGGCGAGGTTTGGGAAAAACGGATCAGATGTAACCACCGCCGCTGTACGCCTTGCTCGTCATATTACCGGGCGTGATAAGATCATGGTTGGAGGGTACCATGGATGGCACGATTGGTCTTTGGCTCACACCGAGGGACGCAATTCAGGCATTCCAACCCCGGTTAGGGATCAAAGCTGCACCTTCCAACAAAGAACGCCATCTGAGGAGATAGCGGCCTGCATTATCGAGCCTGAGTTTTACTCTCAGAGAGAGTTGCAAATCATGCGGCGAGATTGCACGGCCAGAGGTATCATCCTGATCTTTGACGAGATCATATCTGGTTTCCGTTGCGGAATGGGAGGCTTGCAGAAGGTGGTAGGGGTAACACCGGACCTCTCCACCTTCGGCAAAGCCATGGCAAACGGCACGCCGATCAGCGCGCTGGTAGGCAAGCGAGAATTCATGAGCCGCATGCCAGAGATATCCTACTCAGGTACCTTCTTTGGCGAAGCCCTGTCCATCGCCGCCGCGATTGCCACCATCGACAAGCTCCACACGCTGGATATTCCACGGCAACTAAAGCGGGTTGGCAATTACCTGCGGAAAGAGATTAGGGAGTTACTAAAAGCATACAATATTTCCTCGATCCAGCTTTATGGAGAGGTAGAACTGAACCGGATCAAGTTTGACGATAAGACTATCCAGTCTCTCTTTATTCAGGAGATGGCCAAGAATGGCGTCCTGATTATCGGCAGCCATAACACCTGCGCTGCCCACAAAAAGCCAGAATTGGATCGCGTGCTGAGCGCGTGGGACGCCACCCTGAAGGCTATCGCTGGGGGCGTGAAGCTGGACGGCGGTATCGTGCAGGGAAAATCGGTTCGATAATGCCACGGTGGAGACCATTTGAACCATATTTCTGGTCTTTGGTTCGGAAAGGTAAAGGTTGCTGGCTCTGGCTGGGCGGCGTCGATGGTAAGGGCTATGGCCGTGTATGGAGAAATGGAAGGCGTCAAGGCGCCCACCGAGTCTCATATGAGTTAACCAATGGACTTATTCCAAAGGGACTTATGGCGTGTCATCACTGCGATAATCCCATTTGCGTTAATCCTGATCATATCTTTATCGGAACCGGAAAGGACAACATGCAGGATTGGACCAAAAAAGGTAAAAATGTTCTAATAAATAACCCAGAACTCTTGAAAAGAGGGGATGAACATTGGACCAGAAAGAAAACCAAAGAAACAAAATCTAAACTGAAGATAATCTCCGAGAGGCGCAAATCAGAGTGGCGCTCTGGCAAGCGTGTAATGATACGTGATGCTAAGGGTCGCATCCTTGGCACAAGGATGATCCCATGACTTCTGTATTGTTGACCGGAGGGTCAGGTAGTTTTGCTCAGGCATTTGTAGCTAACGCTCTCAAAAAAGACCTCTATGATCGTATAGCGATCTATTCGCGAGGTGAATATTTACAAGAACAAATGGCCCGTCGTTTCGATGACAAGCGCCTCCGTTTTATGATAGGGGATGTGCGTGATGTGCACCGCCTGACCATGGCCGCCCAAGGCGTGGACCTTGTCGTTCACGCTGCTGCCATGAAAATAGTGCCTACTTGCGAGTACAATCCCTTTGAAGCCGTTATGACGAACATCAACGGAGCGGAGAATGTTTGTAGAGCCGCAATGGCTGCGGGAGTTCCGAAAGTCATCGCCCTCTCCACAGACAAGGCCGTCAACCCTCTCAACCTCTACGGGGCGACCAAACTTGCCGCAGAGAAGATTTTCGTCGCTGCTAACAATCTATCTGCTGGCCGCGTGCAGTTTAGCGTGGTTAGGTATGGCAATGTGGTTGGTAGCCGAGGTAGTGTCGTACCCGCATTCAAATCTCTCATTGCTAAACAACTACCACTGACCATTACAGACCAACGGATGACAAGGTTCTGGATGACCTTGGATCAGGCTGTGGACTTCGTGCTTAGCTCTACGGAGATGATGCACGGCAGAGAGATTTTCATCCCCAAGATACCCTCCATGCATCTCATGGACTTGGCTGAAGCCATGGACCCCGGGGGTCCCCATGTTGTCACCGGCATCAGGCCCGGGGAAAAGCTTCATGAGTGCCTATTGACGGATGACGAGAGTCATTTGGCGTTGGAGGCGTGGGATCGGTACATCCTGAACCCGGATACCAGCAATAACACCAAGCCGGGCTTCCGGTATGCTTCCGATACCAACGAACACTTTCTGAGCGTGGATGATTTAAGGAGAATGCTATGAACACAATTGGATGGGCTGTTGAACAAATGCAGAATGGTCTTGCAGTTCGCAGGACTGGGTGGAACGGCAAGGGAATGTTTATTGTCCTTATGCCGCAACTGAAACTACCGCCTTATAACACGCAAGGGACTGAGCGTAAGGTCAATGATCGTACAGCTAAGTGGATAGGTGAAGACCAGCCGCTCGACTGCCAACCGTACATCGCAATGTATACCGCCAAGAAGCAATGGCAACCGGGCTGGTTATGCTCTCAGGCCGACCTACTGGCGGCGGACTGGGAATTAGCGTGAAAAAATTCAATACGATTGGTAAAGAGGAAATAGGCGCCGCTCAAGAGGCCGCTCATGGCCCACTATCCGGATACATCGGCTCTGGTCCCATAGGCGGCCATCAATGCATGAAGCTAGAGGGAGAGTGGACACATACCTTTGGTGTCAAGCATGCGGTAGCCGTCAATAGCGCCACCAGTGGCCTGCTGGCGGCCTGCATGGCAATAGGCGTGGAGCGTGGAGATGAAGTTATCGTTAGCCCATATACCATGTCGGCAACCGCCGCCGCACCTAAGTTACTTGGCGCCACCATCGTTTGGGCGGATATCGAGTCAGATACCTTCACCATCGATCCAGTTGAAGTGTCCAATGCTATCACTCGAAAAACCAAGGCCGTTATCGCTACCAATCTTTTTGGTCATCCCGCTCACTTACGGGAACTTCGTGATATCTGCGACGGGCTCGGTGTATATCTGATCGAGGATAACGCCCAAGCCATCTTTGCCAAGGAAGAGAGTATTTATGCTGGTACCGTTGGCCATATCGGGGTGTTTTCGCTCAACGTCCACAAGCATCTACAGGTAGGCGAGGGCGGTATCTGCGTTACAAACAGCGA